CGCCGGCACGGTACCACCATGCAAATCAAACACGACGTTAAAGGACAACTTGCCAGATTACTTGCCACAGAAGATTTAATTGTAGAACACAGATCAGTTGATACTGCATCATTCAACGTACAGACTCGTGTACTTACATTACCTACTTGGGAGAAGGCAGGAGAAGAAGTTTATGATACATTAGTATGTCACGAAGTTGGACATGCACTTTATACACCTGATGTCGAGTGGTGGATTAACAATGAAATATCTGCTTCAATCGTAAACATTGTAGAAGATGCACGTATTGAGAAGTTAATGAAAAGGAGATATGCAGGTTTATCCAAGACTTTCTTCAGAGGTTACTCTAGTCTATCAGAAGACGACTTCTTTCAATTAAAGAACAAAGACCTTACTAAGTTCAATCTTGCTGACAGGATCAATTTATACTACAAGGTTGGTAACTTCGTTGATATTCCTTTCTTCAATAATGAAGAGACATTCTTAATGAACCGCACTGGATTGACAGAAACATTTGATGATGTATTAGAAGTTGCTAAGTTAATCTTTGCATACTGCAAAGCAGAAGCAGAAAAGCAAAGACAAGAAGCAGAGCAAATGAAACAAGATACAGAGTCAGAAGGTTCACTTGATAATAATACAATGTCAGGTCAATCTAATTCTGGTGAACCATCTATGGAAGAAGATGGAGATGGTGGTGAGGATGGTGAAGAACAAGAGATGCAAGTTACACAATCATCAAACTCTGGTGGGTCTAATACTACTGCTAATATTCAAGGTGGAGAAGAGTCTGGTGAGATTGAAGCACAGACAGATGAAATGTTTACTGACTCACTTAAAGAATTATCTAATCCGACCAAAGATCAAACTTATTACGTTGAATTACCAGAGGTTAATCTCAAGCACTTCATTATTGATAATCAAAAAATTCATGATGATATGATCGCAGAGTGGACAGAAGAGCAAAACAATGCTACAACAGATTATATTGCAAGAAATCCTGATTATAAAACTAAACCAAAAGAAGATATATTAACTGGTCTTCATTCTTATCCATATGACCCATTTAATTTATTTGTACATTCAGATGCAGAGTTCAATAAGTTCAAAAAAGATGCACAAAAGGAGGTAAACTATCTTGTCAAAGAATTCGAGTGTAAAAAATCTGCTTCAGCATATGCCCGTGCTACTACTAGTCGCACTGGTATTCTCGATACAGCTGTATTACACACTTACAAATTTAATGAAGACTTGTTCAAAAAAGTCTCAGTAGTTCCAGATGGTAAGAATCATGGATTGATATTCATACTTGATTGGTCAGGTTCAATGCAAAATGTGATGATGGACACTATCAAACAACTATTCAATCTTGTATGGTTCTGTAAGAAAGTCAATATACCATTTGAGGTCTATGCATTTACAAATTCATATCCAAATCCTCATCGTCATGAGATAGAGCAAGAGAATCTTAAGATGCACATGGACGGTAACTTTGCACTACTTAATTTACTTACAAGTAAAGTAAGAGCAAAGGATATGAATGAGCAGATGAGAAATGTTTTCAGACTTGCATTCTTGTTTGAACGTCATGGTGCATACTATCGTTGTCCTCTTGGTATGTCTTTATCTGGAACTCCATTAAATGAAGCACTGATATGTTTACATCAGATACTTCCTCAGTTCCGTAAGGAGAATGGATTACAAAAAGTTCAATGTGTTGTTCTAACTGATGGAGAAGCTCAATCAATGAGATTTAATCGTGAGATAGATAGAGATTGGGAAGAGGGAACATACATGGGTTCAGCATATTTAAATGATAGTTGTTATATTCGTAATCGTAAGACAGGTTATGTTTATGGTCTCAAGAACATGGGATACTATGGAGATGCTACTGATGTTTTTCTTGAAGATTTACGTCAAAGTTTTCCAGATACAAACTTTATAGGTATTCGTTTGATGCCAAATGGTTGGGCAAGTTCATTCATACAAAATATACTGATGATACTTGTGAGTATGAGAAATCACTTAATCACTGGAGAAAGCATAAATCAATCTCTCTTAAGACTTCTGGATATCATGTATACTTTGGATTGTCCTCAACTTCACTTGGTAATGATACTGAGTTTGAAGTCAAAGAAGATGCTACAAAAGCACAGATCAAGAAAGCATTCAACAAGAGTCTTAAGAACAAAAAGATGAACAAAAAGATACTTGGAGAGTTCATAGAGTTGGTTGCGTGACAATCAACAAAGTGTCCACTAGGGGGTTACAACCCCCTTTTTTAATGCTATTATTAGTATATAAATAAATCACCACATCATGACTTACGTACCATTCACAATTAAAATGACTACCGAAGAAATCGTTTCAAAATTGAAAGCATCTTTCGGTTCTGAGTTTACTGCTACTGAAATCAAAGCATTCTGTGCTATGAATGATATTGCATATGCAACAGTAACTAAAAGATTAAAGAATTTTAAAACAGCAAAGGGTAAGTGGAACCTAGAAGTAACCACAAAAGCAGTTGAAAACATTGAGAAGTCTTTTAGTTCTCCTGCTGTGCAACCAGTTGCTGAAAGAAATCTTGTTCCAGAAAAAGATAATACTTTTGTTAAGTTTGGAAGTTTTCCTGACATCAAAAAGATTATACAATCAAAATTATTTTATCCATGCTTTGTTACAGGACTATCAGGTAATGGTAAGACCTTTGGTGTTGAGCAAGCATGTGCTCAATTGAATAGAGAAATTATTCGTGTAAACATTACTATTGAAACAGATGAAGATGATCTTATTGGCGGTTTCCGTCTTGTTAATGGCGAAACCGTATGGCACAATGGCCCAGTCATTGAAGCCCTCGAACGAGGTGCAATCTTGCTCCTTGACGAAATCGACCTTGCCTCTAACAAGATCCTCTGCCTTCAGAGCGTCCTTGAGGGAAATGGAGTTTTCCTTAAAAAGATTGGCAGATTCGTTAGACCCAGAGCAGGATTCAACATACTCGCAACCGCAAATACTAAGGGTAAAGGTTCAGACGACGGAAGATTTATTGGAACTAACGTGCTCAACGAAGCATTCCTCGAAAGATTCCCAGTAACCTTCGAGCAAGCATATCCTGCACCCGCACACGAAATCAAGATACTTAAGAATGTTGCATCAACACTTGGTGTAGATGATATGGACTTCTGCAAGAGACTTGTAGATTGGGCAGACATTATTCGTAAGACATTCTACGATGGTGGCATTGAAGAGATCATCAGTACTCGTAGATTAGTTCATGTACTTCGTGCATTCTCTATCTTCAATGATAAGGAGAAAGCAATCAAGGTTTGTATCAATCGTTTCGATGAGGATACAAAGCAATCATTCTTAGAGTTATATGACAAAGTAGATGCTGACTTTGAAATTACAAAAGAACTTGACATAACAAAAGATGAAGCACAGAATTAATCCCGATACATACATGCGTTCTAACTGGAATAACCCTGCTCCAGTTAAGTATCGCAGGGGTAATCTAGAAAACCGAATTAGTATGACAATTCTATGGGTTTATCTGATCATTTACTTCTCTATGTTTTTCCGTGGTCTAATTTTATTTTTAAGCAGATGAACTTGTGGAAAAATTATAAAGATGTCCTACACAAAACATTCCCTCTTCATAATAAAGCAGGGAGTGTTTGGGCAAATTGGGAAAGTAAAGGAACTTCTCTCACAGCAAAGACTTATACAAATAAACATTTTATTAAGTCAAGAGAAGTAGAGATATGGGATGATAAGAGTTGTATTTACAACAACATCATTTATCCAAAGACGGGCAGTAACTTGCCCTGTTTTGGTATGGACTTAATGGGGTTCTTTCAAAAGAAAGTTATTATAGTTTTTGATTTTCAACATCCAAAAGAGAAGTATCCTTTCTCAGTTGAAGGTTTACCAAAGAGTGAAGGAGATTATCGTTTCTTTGAACCTGGTAATCATTTCTCAGATAATATTTACATTGCAAAATGTACGATGGATGAGGTTGATGAACATCTTGAAATGTTTACTAAGTACTTGACAAAGTACAAGGAGATGATAGAATTAGAGAAACCCACTGGTATAGACACCAGTGAATATAAAGATTTTGATGCATATATGACCAAACTTGACCCAGTGGCAGGATACCTGTCTGGTAAGTTTGGAAAAGAGAAAGCAGAGAGTCTAGTCAACGATTTTCTTTTTACCTATGGATAAACCAGAAATAGACCCAAAGACAGGATTGTGGAAAGACCCACAACCTTTTGAACCTGATGGACTTGATTATGAAGTCGATTATATGAGTTCTTCTGCCGATTATATGTCAGATATAGACGATCAGTATGCTCATTATTATACCCCATATCAAATGGCAGACAGAATGGATTACGAACCAAAGAGAGCGCACTATTACAAATATCATGAGGAAGAAATTCTAAAAGATATTGAAGAATATGTCTCTGGAACATATCAAGGACATTATACAGGTAACTCACATGAGTTTCGTAAAGTCCAGACAATTGACTTGATGGCATCTAAAGATTTAGCATCAGGATTTTGTCAAGCAAACATACTGAAGTATGGAAGTCGATATGGAAATAAAGATGGTCGTAATAAAAAGGACTTGCTAAAAGTCATACATTATGCTATGCTATTATTACACTTTGATGAGCACTACAATAAACCCCCTATGACAACAGGGAATATTGACATTAATATGCCTTAAACATAATGAATTTAAAAGAAAGAACTATGAAATTATCTGACAACACTTTGAATGTACTCAAGAATTTTGCAGGTATCAACAACTCAATCCTTGTCAAAGAAGGTAATAAGTTAAGAACAATATCTGTTGCTAAAAATATTCTTGCAGAAGCAGATATTCCAGAAGAGTTTCCTCGTGATGTTGCCATCTATGATCTTAATCAGTTTCTAAATGGATTAAGTTTACATACAGATCCTGATTTAGATTTTACTCCCGATTCTTATATCACAATCAAAGAAGGAAAGAGAAGAGTAAAATATTTCTATGCAGACCCACAAGTAATTGTTGCACCTCCTGAGAAAGAAATTAATCTTCCTACAGAAGATGTATGTTTTCAATTAGATAGCACAGCATTAGATAAATTACTTAAGGCAGCTGCAGTTTATCAACTACCAGACTTATCTGCAATTGGTGAAGCAGGTGTTGTTAAGTTAGTTGTAAGAGATAAAAAGAATGATACATCTAACGAATATGCAGTTGTTGTAGGTGAAACTGACAAAGAGTTTGTATTCAACTTTAGAGTAGAAAATATTAAGATTATACCTGGTGCATATGACGTTGTAGTATCAAGTAAATTACTTTCTAAGTTTTCTAATACACGTTATGATTTAAATTATTACATTGCTTTAGAACCAGATTCAACATTTGGATAATGCAACAAGAAATCTTTTTTACAGCAGATGAAATGCAAATCATTCGGGTTTGTTTACATAATGCACCTATTCCTTATGATCAGGGAGAAGGTGCTAAAAAATTAAAACAACTGCAAGAAAAAGTAGGTGAACCAATACCTTTAAAAGGAGAAAGTTTACCTTTAGTTGAATGTGATTTAACAAGGTATGAACATGAATAACATAGGATTAGAAGTTGTCTTCTGGACAGTACTATCAATTTATTTACTGACAAAATTAGGTGTTTTTAAAAAGTGAAATTAACACAAGAAATTATAGACAAAATACAAGAAGCATTTGAACACACTAAACTAAATGGTGATGTTAATTGGCAAGATGGGGATGAGATAGATGTGTGTCTTGCAGGAACATTTGCATCAGATAAATTTATATCAATAATAAACAGAACAAAAAGTAGCACAACGAAGAAAAATTTTATTGCGAAAAAATAAAATTGTGTTATAATAGAAGTAAGATATTTTTATTATGAACATTTTTGTGACAGATCCTGACCCTGTGAAGTCGGCAAAAGTTTTGCCTGACAAACATGTGGTCAAGATGCCATTAGAAACCTGTCAAATGTTGGCAATCGTTTATTCTAAATGGTACTATGATTGGGGTGATGATTTATTACCCAAGAAAGATGGTAAACCATACAAAACAGAGAAGGGTGCCTTTCGGGGACACCCTTGTACTATCTGGGCGGCAGAAAGTATTGCCAATACTGCGTGGTTAATTCAACATGGTTTTGGATTACTTGAAGAGTATACTCATAGGTATGGTAAAATACATTCTTGTCAAACTGCAATGAATGAAGCAGAGAGAGTGTTTGAAGAAAAAACAGGGAGAACATTATTATGCCACAAAGAGGCAACACCATTTGCATTTGCAGGTCCCGATGAGTTTAAATATAACACAAGGTATGACACTCTTACTGCTTACAAACGTTATATCGCATCCAAACCTTGGGCTGCATCTAATTATCTTCGTGACCCATCCAAAAAACCGAATTGGTTATGAAGCACATTCTATTTGATTTGAAACAATGTCTTATGAGTCCTCCACTAAATGATGAGGATTATGTTAAAGAGACCTTGATAGAAGCATCAAAGATTGCTAAACTAGAAGTATTAAAGGTTGATACTCACAAGTTTCAACCACATGGTGTTACTGGTTATGCTCTACTAAAAGAGAGTCATATCAGTATACATACTTGGCCTGAGGATGATATTGCTAGATGTGATTTATTCTCATGCAATTCAAACACAGATTACAAATCTGTGATACAATATATGCAAAACCGTTTTCACTCTATGGAAGTTAAGAGATGGACTTGCAATAGATCATTATGGTTATAACTTATGATTAATTTTATTTTTTCAGCATGTCCACCAGTGTATACTTTACCTGGTACTTGGAACGATCCAGAAAAGATTGCCAAGTGTAACGACACATTAATTCCACACTTTACATTCAATCCTGATTTTACTTTTGGTATTTCAATTGCAGTAATTACTATTCTGTTGGCAGGTTATGGTGTTTATAAAGGATTTTTTGCAAACAAAGGATTGACAGATCCTTGGGATGATCATGATGACTAAGTTAATTGAAAAAGATGATTCACAATGGTTTGCACAAACAAGTGATAAACTATATGATCGTCACCACTATAAGATAGTTTGCCAAAACAAATCTTTTGTGGTAGAATCTTGGGATGAGGTTCAAGAATGGTGGTGGAATAATTGTCGTTCACCTTGGTTTGAAGGAACGGTTATTCACGTTATTGATAAACCAAAACCAAAATCGAAAGGTTTTAAATAATGAGTGATTTTATATGGGTTGAAAAATACAGACCCACTACAATTGATGAATGTATCTTACCAAAAGGTATCAAGAAAACCTTTCAAGATTTTGTTGAAAGAGGTGAGATACCAAATATGCTATTGTCAGGTCCACCTGGCATTGGCAAGACCACAGTAGCAAAAGCATTATGTAATCAATTAGGATCAGATTATTATGTCATTAATGGATCGGATGAAGGACGTTTTCTTGACACGGTTCGGAACAATGCGAAAAACTTCGCATCTACAGTCTCTCTTACAAGTGACTCGAAACATAAAGTCATCATCATTGACGAAGCAGACAATACCACTTCCGATGTACAGCTCCTTCTCAGAGCGAGTATTGAGGAGTTCTCCAAAAACTGCAGGTTTATCTTTACCTGTAATTACAAAAACAAAATTATCGACCCTTTACATAGTAGGTGTTCTGTTGTTGATTTCTCAGTTAATAAAAAAGACAAACCAACAATAGCCGCACAATTCTTTGCAAGATTAAATTCTATTCTAGAAGAAGAAAAAGTAGAGGCAGATAAGAAAGTTCTTGCAGAACTTATTAACAAACATTTTCCAGATTGGAGAAGAGTTCTTAATGAGTGTCAAAGATATGCAGTTAGTGGTAAAATAGATAGTGGTATATTAGCTGCCTTTTCAGATGTTGCTGTAAATGACCTTATTAAAAATCTTAAACAAAAAAACTTTTCTGAAGTTCGTAAATGGGTTGTCACAAACTTGGATAATGACACTTCTGTTCTATTGCGTCGTATTTACGATAGTCTATATGATTCATTGGAGCATAGAAGTATCCCTGCGGCTGTCCTTATTCTGGGAAAATATCAATTCCAGATAGCATTTGTCGCAGACCAAGAAATCAATCTTCTTGCTTGCTTAACAGAAATTATGGTGGAGTGTGAATTCAAATGAACTCAGAACAATTCTGTAAAACAGAAGAGTGGATAGAATTTAGAGATGCCTTGTGGAAAAAGTTCTATCATATGGAAAGTTCATTATATTTTATAGAAGATAAACAAGAGTGGATAGAAATGGGATGTCCTAGAGGTCCTCATCCTATGGACTCTGGACATTATATCAAGTGTTCTTACTGTGGTTGGTATGGTCAACCAGATGGAAAGAATTTTTTATTATTTGATCACATTTTACCAGTATATAAGTACCCACATTTAAGATTAAATGAAAGTAATCTTACTATCTGTTGTGCTGAATGTAATAAAAAGAAGGGTGGTCTTGTAGGTGATCCTACAAGGTTGACAGATATAATGCTACAGTATCAAGAAGATGCTGAGAGTAATCTTAAATTAGACTTTATGAATCCTTCTAAATTTTATAGAAGGATGAAGAAGATAGACGGAATGTATCATGAATACTTTGTACCGTTTAAAGGACTTAAAACACATCAACTATATGTGGGAGCATAAATTCAAATGACTATTAAATTAATTCGTATGTGGTCTGGTGAAGATGTAATCGCCGACGTTATTGAAGAGAATGAGTATACAATTACGATGGAAAATCCAATCGTTGCTGTGCCATCTCAACAACCAGGACAAATTGCATTTGCTCCTTGGTCTCCTTTACATGCTAAAGGTAAAATAAAAGTTACTGAGAAGTATGTTGTTTATATGGGAGAACCTCAACCAGAAATCATTGAACAATATAATTCAATGTATGGTAAGATATCAACTCCTACTAAAAAATTGATTATTTAATTATGACTAAATCAACATTCACAAAAACAAAAGCACAAATGAAATCATCAAGTTATTATACATTCTGGGGTATAGCAACAGTAGCTGTTGTTGCAGGTCAAATTTATGTCGGCACTGGATATCGAGCAATGTCAAAATCATTAGATGCATGGTTTGACAAAACTATAAGTATTATGATACAAAAACGTCTTATGGGACAACCAGAACGAGGAGGAGTAGAGTTCTTACATCATCCTGATCGTAGACCTACTGAAATTAATCTTGATGATTATAATCCTGATGATTATATCATTTGGAAAACAACTGAAAGTAATGTTAATGTCGATTAAATCTCTTAAGACACCATTAAGATATCCTGGCGGCAAATCAAAAGCAATTAAAACTTTATCACAATGGTATCCTAAAATTATATCAGAATATCGTGAACCATTTATTGGTGGTGGTTCGATTGCGATTGATGTGACTAAATCCAATCCAGATATACCAGTTTGGATAAATGATTTGTATGTCCCTTTGTATAATTTTTGGGTTCAACTAAGAGATCGTGGTGAAGAATTATCAGAGAGAGTTCGTGAAGAAAAACAGAATACTCTTGATGAAGGTGACAAAGAAAAAGTAACTGCAAGTGCAAAAGAATTATTCAATAAGTACAAAGAAGAGATTGATACTTATGATGACTTTGAAAAGGCAGTAGCATTTTTTATAATGAATAAATGTAGTTACTCTGGATTGACAGAGAACAGTACATTTTCACCAACAGCATCAAATTCAAATTTCTCATTAGTCGGTGCTGATAAATTAAATGAGTATTCAAAGTTAATTCAACATTGGAAGATTACAAATATTGATTATTCGGAAGTTATGAGTGCAGAAGGTTCCGATGATACATTTGTATTCCTCGATCCTCCATATGATATTAAAGATTTTTTATATGGTAAGAATCGTGAAATGCATAAATCATTTGACCACAATTTATTTGCAGAAAATGTTTATAAATGCAAACATAATTTTATGATTACCTATAATGTAAATCATCGTTTAATGCAAATGTATGCAGAATATGAATTAAATTTTTGGAATTTAAGATATTCAATGGCACATAGGGGAGAAAAGGGAACTGATGATAATGTTAAACAAGAATTATTAATAACTAACTATAACATAAACCCAGTAACACCAATAGAAGAATTACTAACTACATGACAGAATTCATTCAAAGACATATCGGTATTACCGAAACAGAACAGACTCAAATGTTAAAAGATTTGGGTCTTTCTTCGTTAGAAGAATTAGTAAGAGAGATAGTGCCAACTTCAATCTTACTTCGTGGTGATGATAATTTACCAGAACCTTGTAGTGAACAACAGGCACTTGAAGAATTAAAAGAAATTGCAGAACATAATATTGTTAGAAGAACGTTAATTGGTCAAGGATATTATGGAACAATCACACCACCAGTAATATTGAGAAATGTATTTGAAAATCCTGCGTGGTATACATCATACACACCATATCAAGCAGAGATATCACAAGGTAGATTAGAAGCACTATTCAACTATCAAACACTGATTACAGAACTTACTGGACTCCCAGTTGCAAATGCATCATTGTTAGATGAAGGTACTGCAGCTGCAGAGGCAATGTTACTTGCACATAGTCAAAGTAAGAAAAAAGATTTTATAGTTGATGATAAAATATTTCCACAAACATTAGAGGTATTACTTACAAGAGCAGAACCATTAGGTATCAATATAGTTAAAGTTGATTTAGATGAACTTGTTGATTTAGAATCATTAGAAAATGCATTTGGTCTCATACTTCAATATCCAAATAATCATGGAGCATTAAAATATAATGATGGATTTATGAGATGTGCTGAAGCCTATAAATGTATGAAGATTGCAATCGTAGACCCATTGTGTCAGGTTCTTATGAAACCTGTAGGAGAGATGGGATTTGATATTGCAGTTGGTAGTATGCAAAGGTTTGGTATTCCTATGGGTTTTGGAGGACCTCATGCAGCATTCTTTGCAATAAGTGAGAAATATAAACGTAAGATTCCTGGACGTATTGTAGGGCAGTCGGTAGATAGTCAAGGTAATAAAGCACTACGGCTAGCATTGCAAACAAGGGAACAACACATAAGAAGAGACAAAGCAACATCCAATATATGCACTGCCCAAGCACTACTTGCAAATATGGCAGGTTTTTATGCTGCCTACCACGGTGCGGAAGGTCTGAAAAAAATAGCAACCAGAGTATTAAGATATAGACAAACGTTATTATTAGCATTGAAATGGTGTGGTCTAGAAGTTGATGAATCAGAAGGATTTGATACTGTAAGATTTAAGGGTAAAAAAACTATACAAGATTTTAATGTTCGATATGAAGATGGTTGGACTATTTTATCATTAGATGAACTTACAACTTTAGAAGAAATATTATTAATTGTTCATTCACAATATGATGATATTCCTTTTAAGATTACTGATATCAGTAAAAAGTATGAATGGCTTTCTACACCGATGAGAAAGAAACCTTGGTTGCAACAAGAAGTATTTACTAAGTATCAAAGTGAAACAAATATGATGAGATACATTAATGAATTAGTTCAAAAAGATTTCTCATTAGTCAATGGTATGATGCCACTTGGAAGTTGCACAATGAAATTAAATGCAGCATCAGAATTAATGCCAGTAAGTTGGAATGAGTTTGCAAACATGCATCCATTTGCACCAGAAGATCAAACTCTTGGATATCAAAGAATTATATTCGATTTGCAAGAATGGTTATGTGATATAACAGGATTTGCTGACATTTCATTACAACCAAATGCAGGTTCACAGGGTGAGTATGCAGGTCTTCTTGCAATACAAGAATATCACAAAAGTCGTGGTGATCATAATAGGAATGTATGCTTAATACCTACAAGTGCTCATGGAACAAACCCTGCATCAGCAGTCATGGCAGGTATGAAGATAGTCCCTGTAAATTGTGATGATGATGGGAATATTGATTTAAAAGATTTAGAGAAGAAAGCAATCATGAATACATTTGAACTCTCTTGCATCATGGTTACATATCCATCAACTCACGGTGTGTTTGAACCAACGATCAAAGATATTTGTAGAATTATTCATGAGAATGGTGGTCAGGTATATCTTGATGGTGCAAATATGAACGCACAAGTTGGACTAGCAAAACCTGGTGAGTATGGTGCAGATGTCTGTCATCTTAATTTACATAAAACATTTTGTATTCCTCACGGTGGTGGAGGTCCTGGTGTAGGTCCGATTGGAGTCGCATCACATCTTACACCATATATGAACAAAAGAGTATCATCAGCAGAATTTGGTAGTGCAAGTATTCTTCCTATCAGTTGGATGTATATAAGAATGATGGGTGGAGAAGGATTAAGAAAAGCAAGTGAGATATCATTGTT